GGTTATTTGATTCCCCATAGCCCCTCCAAGGTCCACGGGGACGCTCTTGCCGTCAGGAAGAGGAATGACTGCCTCATTGTAGCGACCTTCCCCTACAAGGCCCAGCGTGGGGCCTGTGACGATGCCTCCGTTAGCGAATGCAGTAAAGCCGCCAGCAGCAATGCCGCCATTGGCGAATTTGAAAGCGCCGCTGAAATCAGTTGTGTTGCCTATAGCTGGAATACCAGCGTCAAACGACCCTCCGAACCCAGCCGCTGCACTGCCTGATCCTCCCGCTACGGCACCGAGCCCAGGAAGCAAGCTCGTGATTCCCTTGATGAGCGCCATCTTCAAATACTCGGCAATCATCTTTGCAACCATATCAGCAAAGGAATCTGCAACGCTTTGAAAGAAGCCTGCCAGTGCTTCCTGCGCCGTCATGCTGCCAGTAATAACGCCTTTGAATGCGTTGCCAAAAGAGTCTCCAATGGCGCCCGCAATTCCTTGCATATCTGCTTTGAGTTTTTGCGCACCTTGTAAAGTTTTCCGTTCTTGGAAAATTGTGTCCGCTTGCGCTCCAGCAAAACCTTCTTGTGCAATTTGGGCACGCATTTCCTGGTCAGGAGTAAAAGCCTGTGCCATTGCCAGTTCGTTAGCTATTTGCGTTCGGGCCCTAATGTACGTTCCACGTTCGGTTTCATCATTCTTATTTTTTTCTGCCTCTGTAACAGCCTCTATGCCTATTTTCAAATCGGCCAAAGTCCTAGTGCGTTCCGCCTCTGAAAGATTTGCCGCCTCGGCAAAAGCAGGGAATTTTTTCAGCAAATCTTGATATTGAATATCTATCTCCCTAAGCCGCATTCTGTAATCAATCACACTTTCATTTACGCCTTGCTCAAGTAAATCATTTCGCTCTTTTAATAGCTGATTGTCAAGCCTTAAGTCAGGCACATTATAAGTTTCTTGCATGTAACGGCTTAGCGCCTTAAGTATGTCGCTTGACCTAGCGGTGATCGCGTTGCGATCTGCGAGCGCAGCGTTATCTTGCGCTATGCCAGTGTTCGCCCTTGTCATAGTGTCGCGAATTTCATTGGCTCCTATCTTTGCCCTAGAGGCTCCAGCGCCAACTGCGCCAGAATTACTCATCAAGCCGGCTAGTCCTGGCGTTAGTGGAACCCTGCCCCCTGGCGTCGGTATATGCAGGTGAATGTTTTGGCCGCCTTTTCCGGCTCCGTGTCCGTATGGGTCACGTTCAGGTCCAAAGAGTTGATTGCCAAAAGCACCTGTGGCTTTCAGCTTTCTTTCCATTGCAATTGTTTTTCGCAATGCGTCTGCGTCACTTCCCCCCAAAATGCCCATATCCATGGCATTAAGGGTGTGATTAGGAGTTGCATGACCTTTATTTGTAAAATCTCCAGTGGTGCGTCCAAAGCCCTGAGAAACCAACCACTCACGTAATGCTTTTTTGTCAATGTACCCAGACGCTCCGGTGGTGCTACCACTTGCTGATGGCAATACTGGAGCGGAGGGCGCCACTCTTCCTGCGGCTTCTGCAATTTCCAATTGACCATTAAACGCAACGTCCCGCCGGTCTTGTTCAGCCTTGGCCAGTGCTCGCAGGAATTGAATGTTTTGCTTTTGAAGGCGATTGGCTCCAAATTCTTGCATGTCATATAGATCTTCCTGTAGACGCTTCCGCAGCTCGTATTCAGCTTTAATGCGTTCAATTTCGGCTTTGTTGTAAGCATTCGCGAGCTGATCGCGAAGGCGCTCAAAGGCTTCCAAGTTGTTAGTTTTTGTTTTCTTTTCTTTTGCTTCTCGATCAATCGACATGCCAGCCCCTGCCCCTCCATAAGTAAACCCTTCCCCTGAAAGAGCAGCCTCGCCTCCCGCTCCTCTAAAGAGCTTGTCCATCTCCGCTCGATTTTTGCGCAAAGTAGCAATTCGACCAGCGGCTCTTACGTCTCCCGTCTTTTCCGCTGTTGCGATTTCAGCGTCAATAGAAGAAATTTTGGACTTATATTGCGCTGCGCCCGCAGAGTTAACCGCAATGCGTACATCCCTGATCAATCCTTGGATGAGTTTAACTACGGGCATCAACGCTCCCCTTATGAGAGCAGCAGCCCCTTTGACAGTAAAAACAATGCCCTTGAATATATATGCAAAATCCGACGCCATCTGCTGAAGGTATTCTCGATTTTCTGTTACAAATGCCGTTATATCTTTGATCCAGCCCGTAACAGTATCTTGAATCGTCGCACCAGAGGCGCCAAAAGACCGACCAATGGCAAGCTGCATTTCTTCAAATGCTATCTTTAGCCTTTGTCCAGCGTATTCAGGAGCAGTGGCAAGCTGCTCGCTAAATTTTGCGTAATCAGTGTAATTTTTCTTTGCAAATTCAATGAATTCCCTAATGCCAACTGTTCCCTCCTCTAGTCGAGCCTGGAGGTCTTCAAAGCTCATCTTGTTTGCTTGAGCAAACTTTACCACTGCGCCAGGGAACCGTTCTCCCAACTGCCCACGCAGTTCCTCTGCCTGCACCCCGCCTTTGCTCATAATCTGAACAACGGCTCGCATTGCTCCATCTAAATCCTCTGCACTGCCGCCAGTGGCCATGATTGCCAAAGCAGTGCCCTCTAAAATCTGCCTAGTCTCAGCAACAGAAAGATTGTATTCTTTAGTGTTAGCGCGTAGCTGAACGAAAAATTTTGCTGTCTGTTCCAGAGGCATTAACACTTTTTGACTTATCTCGCCAACCGCTGCTTGCGCTTCTGCAAAATCTTTTGCATCTACTGATGCCATGGCAAGCCCACGCTGCATTTTTTGCACTGCAGCGGCTTGACTCGTAATACCCGCCAGTGCCGTACCAAGATTGTCTGCAATTTGTCCAATGGCAGCTCCCGCAAATGCCCCAGGCACCCCCCCTGTCAAGCCGCCTGCGATGCCACCGAGAGCACTACCCACGCCGCCGCCAAGCCCTCCTCCATAGAGGAAGGCGCCGCCCGCCGCCCCTGCTCGCTGCCCCGTTGTCAAAGGTTTTCTGTTAATTCTTTCAACGCCGCGCTCTACTTGCTGAATCTCTCGGTTAAGCAGCCTCCATCTGTCAGTATCTGGAGCAATTTGCCCCGCTTCGTTGCGCAATAGCTTAAGTCTTGCTTGAAGCTGATTAAGGCTATTGGGCGCAAAAGCCCCCAAGCTTTCTCGCAGTTGTATTGACTCTGCAGCCTGATCAGCCCTTTTGAGTTCAACTTGAATTTGCCCAATTTGCCTTTGAAATAGCGTCCACTCAGGGGAGTTGGGCCGAATTTGAGAGGCTTCAACTTGTAGAGCCTCAAGTTCTTTCCCGAGTCGGATCAAAGAGCCGCCCTCAAAAGACTGTGCCTGCCCCCTGAGCCTTAGAGGCCGACCGATTAGTTCCCCTCTTTCTCTTTGCCCTTCCCTGAAGCCAATGGATGCTTGAGTGCTTCTAAACGCGGAGCCGCCAATTTGCAGCCTGTTTAACCGTCTTTGAGCCCCTTCAATTTGCCTGTTAAGAGCGCCAAAAGTGGCGTTAATCTGGCGAGAGAGAGTTGACGTATCAAGATTAAGAGTGACGTTCTGTCCAATGCGCTCTACCCTGGAAACCGCCCTGACGACCCGGTTGAGATCATCAATCGTTGCCGAAGCATTATTAGAAAAATTGATTGTAAATTGTGGCATTGTCAGCGAACCTCGGCGTTGCCAATCTCTTCAATAACTGTATCTAATTGCCTGATGGTATCCTCTGTCCATGGCCTAGCAGGCAGACGAATGCCGCTCCTGCTTGTGTAACCATCGTGAACGCCTTGAGCGTGTTCGGCTTCCCATAAAAACTCTTGAGAAGATCGTCCAGTGATCGTGCGCGTTTTGCTTCGCAGCAGTTCGCCCATATCTACGATGTTTCGCGGTTGCGTTACTTGCTCGCCATTTTTACGCCGAGTGGTCACGCCTTCGCGCCAATCCCATTGGTCCTCCGTGATTTGCTGGTCAAAATCTTGATCTGCCCAGTCCATGAGCCGCTCAAAAGCCCTAGCATTCACGCCGTACAGCCTTTGCAAGGAGTTTACGTCACGCCTTTCAACTCTGATGCCTGCAAATTGCTGAAGGCGATTGCCTAAGCCAACTGCAACATTCAATAAGCGCTGTACGGCGCTGTCCGCTTGAAAAGCATTACTTTCAAAGCGAACCCTGTATGTCATTGTATTTTTAGTCTTTGAAAACCAGTCTAGCTCAATTCTGCTCCAATCATACCTATAACAGCGGGAGGGAGTTTTTCATTCTTCATCGCCCACTTCAATGCTGCCACTGTTGAATCCTGTAAGTCATTACTATCTTTGGGCTTGTCAAACGGCAGGAACGCATCAAGGGAGATGCTATTTTTCTTCCCTCCTAGGGCACTATGCACTAAGCAGGCCAACTTCGCCACTGCAATGCTATCAGCGTTAATCGTTTGCTGCTTTTGTTTAACCAAGCTTTCAATGATGGCCCTTAAGAATTTGATAGGCAGCAAATGAAAGCGCTCAGCATGAAACAATGGGTCGGAGACGCCTAGGTGGATTAACTGAGCATAAATCTCAGTCCAGTCTGTTGAGTGATTCAGCGCCTGCTCGCAAATGCGCTCTAGCTCGCTGACAACTCCTGCTTTGGGGAATTATTTTCCTCCTCACCTTCCTCGTCCTTGTCTTCCCCATAGCCCTCCTCTGTGGCCATAAAGGTTTCAATAGTGGAGAGAATGGTTGACGGCAGCTTTTGCGTGTCCTCGTTGCTCCAATCATCAGTGCTTATCCACTTTTTACCATCCAGCACTTCACCGCGATTCTTAAAGAACAAGGTCACCAAGTCTTCAAACTCTTCCCGGCCAGACGGAGCAAGATCAAAGATGTCAGAAACTTCCTGTCC